AAAAACAGTTGAGGAAGCTTGGGGCAATGAGATAAAAAAAGGAGATAGATTAAACTATCATGTTCATACTTGTTGGCATGGAGTTTTATATTTAACAAAAGGTTCTAATTTAATTTTACCTGAATTAAATATACAAATAACCCCTGAACCTGGAGATTATTACATATTTCCACCATACATATGGCATGGTTTTGATGCACATCAAGAAGAAGCCAATAGATATAGTTTAATATTTAACATTGTGCAAAGTAATCAATCATTTAAATTCGAAGAAAAGGAGAATTTTTTATATGACAGACAAGACAGTTAGTTTTAATAATTTTATTGGTGTCTATGACGGTTACATTACAGAACAAGAATGTGACAGAGCAATCAAATTATTTGAAGACCAGAATAAATTTAATAATACTCTTAATAGACTACATTCAGAACAAACCTCTGTATTAAAAAAACAAGACCAACAATTATTTACTGGAGCAGGTAATATGGAGATGTGGTGGGAAGAATTAAAATCAATGATAGTTAATTTTGATTTAGCATGGAATCATTACATAGAGAATACAGGAGCTAAAGATGGTTATGGAAAAGATAAATTTTATTATACAAACTTAAAAATTCAAAAAACACTTCCTACTGAAGGATATCATGTTTGGCATGTAGAGCATGGTGAAAATTATATAGATGCTATTAGAGCTTTTGTTTATACTATATATTTAAACGATGTAGAAGAAGGTGGAGAAACAGAATTTTTACATTTTTCAAAAAGAGTAAAACCTAAAAAAGGTAGAATAGTTATATGGCCAGCAGGATTTCCTTATTTACATAGAGGTAATCCACCGTTATCTGGTGATGGTAAATATATATTAACTTCATGGATGAACTTAAAATAATGAACCACTTAGAAGCAATTGTTGAAATAAAAAATATAGTTTGTCCTAAATTTACAGATAAAATTATACCTCTAATAGATCATAAATCAAAAAAAAATTTAAGTATTAGATCGGGTGTAGATAAAAACGTTAGAAATGTTAAAGGCTATCATTTAAACTTTGATACCCCTACAGATATGTTTTATTGGAACTATATTAAAAAAGAAATAGAAAGACTTTATATTTTTTATAAAAGTAAATTTCCTTTAATGGATAGTATTAAAATTAATCAAATTGATTTATTAAAATATTTGCCTGGTGGAAAATATGAAATTCATACAGATCATTTTACTAACTCTCCTAGACATTTAAGTATTATTATAAATTTAAATGATAGCTATGAAGGAGGTGATTTAATTTTTACAGATCAAAAAGAAAAAGAAATTAAAAGACTAAAACTTAACAAAGGATCTATTGTATTTTTCCCTAGTAATTTTATGTATCCACATAGTATTCAACCTATTACGAAAGGAACAAGGTATAGTATAGTTGCATGGCTGCAGTAAATTATAAAGTAATTAAAAATTTTTTTAATCAAGACGAATTAAATGTTCTTCAAAAATATTGTTATAAAAAATTAGATCAAAATTCAGATTATGAATTATATGATAAAATTTTTTCCCCTTCATGGTATGATGATTGTTTAATGAATTCTGTGTTAGAAACAAAGCTACCTTTAGTTGAATTAAACTCAAATTTAAAATTATTTCCAACTTACACTTATTGGAGATATTATGTATTTGGAGCTACATTACTTAATCATGTAGATAGACCCTCTTGTGAAATATCTATAACTGCTTGTATAAAAAAATATGATAATTGGCCTTTAATTATAGAAAAAGAAACAATTGAATTAGAAGAAGGAGACGGTTTATTGTATGCAGGTTGTGATCACAAACATGGAAGACCTGGTATTTATAAAGGTGAAGGCATGGCTCAGGTATTTTTTCATTATGTAAATAAAGATGGTCCTTATGCTCATCATGCTTATGATAATGTTTATAAGACTACTGGGAAACAGCGTTAATTATTAACAACGATTTTAATATATGAATTTAGCATTTAACCTTGAAGATAAATTATTTTGGATACATAATTTTTTACCAGAATATTTATACAAAGAAATGTATTTAGATTATTTTAATAATAGAAAAAACTTAAATTTTGAAAAATCAGGAGTAAGTTGGAGAACTTATAAAGAGGAGTTAGACAACATGTCTACAAGTTTTAATCAAAGAAAAAATATACCACTTGATTACTTTAACAAATACCACACTTTTATAAGACATCAAAGGTTTGTAAATTTACTTAATTGTAAATTTGAAAGTCATTTAAGAAGATTTAAATATAATCAACATCTTGCGTGGCATGATGATAAAGGTGATAAAAGAATATACGCCGCTACTTATTATTTTAATCATAGATGGGGTGAAAGTTGGGGAGGTGAGTTTATGTTTAAAGATAAATCTGGATCGGGTTTTATACCTATTTTAGGTAATTCTATTGTATTGGTTAAAGTAGGTCTAACACATAAAGTAAACGCTAATTTAAAAAAAACTCATGATAGAATGTCAATTCAAACATGGGTGAATAACGTTAATGTTGCAGATCAAGAAGAATAAGAAGTAGGTCTTGAACCTAATCTAGCAATTTTTTCTGCTTCAGATTCAGAATTTCCTTCATCATCAAAGTGATTATCATTGTCCCAATCAGATTGTAATTGAGTTAAATGAGCAGCATCCCATTTTGAAATAAATTGAGAGTTAAAATCACCTAGTCCTGCTTCAGACCATGTTGCGTGTGGAGTATCATCTCTATATTCTACGGTGTCGTTATGATCTAAATTATCGTCTATATATTGAATAGCCCAAATATTTGACCATTTAGCATCACTCCAAAAAGCATCATCTACTATAACATATCCTACAGAATGACCACCGTCATTTTTTACAGAATGATTTAATATTGCTTTGTCTTCAAATACTACTGTCCAGTTTGCGTTAGTTGCCATAATTTCTCCTAAGTCTTAATAATATAAAGTAATGTTAAATAAGGTTGTAATACTGATGGGTTAACTGCTGTACCCGAAAAAGTTGCACTCATGTTATGTGAGTGACCACCACCTGAACCAGTGCTACCTGCAGTGTAAGAAAAAGGACTTGAACCTTGTGCTTGTACGTTAGTAATACCTTGAGCGTTAGGTGAGTTAGAACCTGGGTTTCTCATACCAGGGTTAACTGGGTGACTGTGAGAAGCAAGTTGTGGTGTTGATAAAGTTGCGTTAGCTGTTGAACCAGAAATATTTCCTGCTGCTGTTACTGGTACAGTGTTAGCTCCACCAGTTGAGGCTAAAGCTTTAGTTCCAGATTTACCCATTGGAACATTGTCTGCTAAGTTTGGTAAATTAAAAGTTGATGAACCATCACCCGAGCCGTAAGTTGTGCTTATAACTCCAAATAATGTTGAGTAAGTAGTTCTTGAAACTGCTGCGCCATCACATTCTAAAAATCCTGTTGGTACTGATCCAGAAGACCAAGGTAAAATAGTTCCTGTAGCCGTACCTTCGATACCAGTAAGATCTGATCCTGAAAAATTGTATTTTGTTGCTTCGTAATTTGCCATATTATTTCTCCGTGTATGTCCATCCCACATCTGAACCAGAATAAACTAATCCAAACGCTGCACCCTCAGTATTAACTACTAAGTCAGCGGATGTGTTTGCTATTTTAGAACTGTTTCTTCCAATAGTCAATGCGTTAGAATCAAATGTATATCTTGAGTCTACAAAATTTACAGTATCACCATTGGATGGTGAGGCTGGAAGTGTAACCGTATATGCTCCGCCATTTGTATCACAAAAAAGTTGAGCACCTGCTTGAACTGTTTCTGCTGCAGTTATAGTTCTCCAATTTCTAGTTTCATGATCTTTAATCATATTAGTTCCATCTGAGTGGCAGATGTAATTATTACCCTCACATAATAAGAAACCTGAAGCACTTGTAACTTTAAAAGTTAAAGTATAACCTGCGTGATTAGTTCCATCTATTATATTAAATACTTTTTCTATACTTGCTGGAAAATTTACTGTTCTGTTTGCAGCTAAAGTTCCAGTAAACTTTAAGGTCATATTTCTTGCATTAGAAATAGTTGCATCAGTCATTGCAAGTGTAACATCCCCAGATGCAACGTCTATTGCTTGAAAACCTGCAACAGATTGTTGAACAAGGTTTAAATTATTGTTTGTTTTTGTGCC